CTTACGGGCTCCCACAAGGGGTGTGTACCCCACTTCTGGCCTTATGGCCATCTGACTGTTACCAGGGCATATCGCGCTGGGGTCAGGTATTACACACAGAGGTGACAATATGAGCAGAACCCGATCTACGGTAGACTTCTCGATAACTCAAGGCCCCTATTCATGGGTCGCGACACGGAAGAATGGCACAATTGCCAGTACTCTCGTGACAAGCGATGTATGGAAAAGGACTCGGAGTATTGTCGATAATGTTACACCGGACTATCTGGGTAAACTCAGTCGAGGCGAATTCTTGCCTATTAATGAAGTTACGATTTCCACGGTAGAGGAGAAATATACCTCTGTCCACTCGGGAACCGACTCCATTAAGAATTGGGCAGGAGCAGCTTCGACGGCAATTGTCACTTATGCTGGAGCTAACAACGTGTTTATTAGCGGTGCTACGCTTCCGGCATTCACCATCAGTCAGTCTGACATTGACGCTGTTGTCATAAAAGCGATGGCTGCTGCCAAGCAGCCTGATTGGGACTTGCTCACCTTTATCGGTGAGTTTCCCCAAACAGTGAAGCTGATTGCGAAGCGCATCCGAGGTGTAAATCGGATAGCTAAGCGGGTTGCTCGTCGTGCCTCTCGTCGTGAGCTGCGCCGTTCTAGGCGTAAGCGGGTCGACTATGATCCCAACCAGGCTCTCAAGGATTTCCTTGAACTGTGGTTGGAAGCGAGGTACGGTTGGCGCCCACTGGTCTATGACATTCAGTCGATGATCAAAGCTCTTAAGCATAAATCGCTTCTGAGCATTCAGAGAAAGAGTGCCAAATTGACAGTACCTGTAACCGCCTCGGCGGGTCCTGCTGTTTCGGATAATACTAACTTTAAGTATACGTTAAATCGTACACGAGTAGGTTCGGTAAAACTTCGAGCAGTGGTCTTCTATAAAGGAGACATGTCACCGATTGGTTTTAATCCCGTCATTACTGCGTGGGAGTTAACTCGTTACTCCTTTGTGGTTGATTGGTTTATCAACATAGGTGGGTGGATACAGGCTATGTCTCCCCGAATAGGGTATGACCAGCTTGGTGTTTCTGTTTCAACGGTAGCAGACTATTATGAATCCGCCGTTCAGGTGGCTACAGAAGGGTCTGCGCATACATGGAGTGTCGGACTGACGGATTTGACATATATTAACACTGTCAAGACGTACCACCGCTGGTCTTACTCCGGAATACCGTTGCCATCAATACAAGTGAATCTGAACCCGTTGAAGATTATTGACCTTATCGCCCTCGCCTTACAAGGCCGGGGAGATGTGGCAAGAGCTCTGAGACTGTAGTAAGACCACTCTCTGGAACTTCACCAAAAGGATCGTATGAACCTTTCAAAAGGCGGCACCGTTTCTGGTGCCACGACTGTCGCTGCATCTGTAGCGTCCGTTGAACGAGATCGCACGGTTTTCAATCTTCCCAATAACACGGTGAAGACCCCGCGCGTTCTCATTTTCTCCCGTGCCCTTCCGGGCCCTGAGGATAACGCTGTCCTTCGCACGAATGCCAAACTGGTGTTCGGTGACCGGAATGCTGATGGCAGTGCCCGTTCGGGTAACTGTATCATCGACATTACCATTCGCACACCCCAGGATCAGCCTGCGTCTCTGACGCAGGATGCCCTGGACCATGCGGTGGCGGTCCTTCGCGACAGCTCGATCATGACCAGCAATCTGGCCTCTGGTACTATTCCGTATGCCTAAGTATCGGGCAATGGAAGTTCGCAGTTCGAGAGAACTCTCGGACATCCTCCAGAGCGTTATCTTGTTGGGGGTCATCGGGGTGCTGATTTACTTGGCACTCCGTGATCCAATGGTCATCCACTCATCCCACGATACATCCAGTAGGAGTACCGCAAATGAGCAGAAGCTCGGGACTGAAGCAACCTCTCAAAATGAAGGAACAACGCCCCAAGTCAGTTACTCCGACGTCTCGAAAGAGACCGAAGAAATTAGACCCACGGACGTCTTCGACATCCCTTGACGTTGCACGGTGGTTCATCCAGGAAAACGAAAGCGATCTCCCGGTTGGCTTTTATGGGACATTACACGGGGCAATCCGCGCCCGTGATGTTCCCACAATCCGGAAGGTCGCTGACAAGTTTGGCACCCCACAGTTGTATGGGTGTCCTAACCAGTACTCAGTAGTAGCCCAGAGTCTCGCTCTCGTTACCAAGGTCGCTTACCCCTTCGGGGGTGGCGATGCTGGTAGAAAAGAGCAAGCTTTGGAAAAGTTCCATAAATCGGAACTTCTATGCCGCATTTCAACGCGTCGTTTGCGCTACTACTGGGACCATCCTGATAGAGAAGATCCGGTCATGCGTCAGATTTTGACGAAGGCCCGGGTTTTAGTCGACTCAGTTCTTGGTTCTATCGATAATGCATTACCTCGCATTGTTGAGAGTTGCCGTTTTGGTCCTGGAATGACAGTTTGTTCAACGGATTCGGCCCGCACTACGCCTTATTATAAATTCGAGGCGGAGCGCTGGTCGGTAACTGCTACAGCTCGTCCATACGCGTCTCTTGCAGTGTGTCAGAGCCCACAATGGGTTTCTACACACGGAGAGATCGATTGGACGAACCAGACAGTTAGGCTTCCGTGGAATACTGTCCAAAGCTGCAGATTGACGTTCGTCCCTAAGGACGAGCGGACCTTTCGTACAATAGCAATTGAGCCATACGGTAATGTCCTCGTTCAACTTGGCGTTCATGAATATCTCACAGAACGTCTGAGGACCCACGCCGGAATTGACATCCGCTCGCAAGAGTGGAATCAGAAGGCTGCAGCAAGAGGTTCCCGTGACTGGCTTTCAGTCGACACCGTGTCGACAATTGACCTATCATCGGCCTCCGATTGCATCTCTCCTGGGTTAGTTTCCCGGCTTGTTCGACCGCAATGGTACGGGTTTCTCGATGACCTCCGTTCAAAAAGTTACTTGAATGAAGAGGTAGAGACCCCGTTCTCAAAGTGGAGCTCCATGGGCAACGGTTATACTTTTGCCCTTGAAACGTTGCTATTCTGGGCTTTAGCCCAGTCGTGTGAGGAGTACTGTGAGACTGGCCAACGTTCACTGGTTTACGGGGATGATATTATATCCTCGCGCCAGTGCTCGCTTCTTGTTCTCCAGGTGCTTCGCTATTGCGGGTTAATCTTCAATCCAACCAAAACCTGCATAGTCGGTCCTTTCCGTGAATCATGTGGAGAGGACTACCACACCGGTGTCTCGGTTCGCCCTGTGTTCCTCGATAAGTTTCAGCTCGAGGCGCCGGATGTATTCGTTTTAATGAATACACTCGGTAAGGGCGCCACGTTCTCGACTGATGAAGTTTATCTCAATCTACTCGAGAGTATCCCACCTCCGTTACGTCTGTTTGGGCCCGTCACAAGGAACACGGATAGTCATATCCATGCCCCCTGGTGGTGGCTCCACGCTACACGTCCGGCTGGTTTCCGCTTTAACCGCGGAGACCAGAGTCACTATCACCGTCGACTTACTTTTAAGTCTAAAGTGTTCAGTGGTTCAGAAGGTGTTAAGTACTTAACGTGGTTATATAGTACAGGTGGGGGGAGGAAACCTCTCACCCGCGACCTAACAGGACGTCCTGTCCTTGCCCAGTCGCAGCCTAGAACTCTCAGTGACGCAATTGACCGCGCCCTTGGGAGTCCGACAGCCGTACAAGTGACCCAAAGGTCCCGGGGTACACTCCGGTTTTGCAGCGCTCGGTGCCACGTTAGTGGCACCACGGATAGGAGTTATTTCTACCTAGCCATGGGCTGAG